AGTTAAGCACCGCCGGGTCTGAGTTGTCGATCACCGACAAGACCTGAGAATAACGAAACACTCGGCCGAATCGAACGAGTTCCTGTGAATTAAAGTCACGAATGTTATCGACGACCTTGTTCTCAAGTTGCGTCTCTGTAAGATTTGTAAGAGACGGATCGTACTTAAAGAACACCTGCAGAGTAATAAACAAAAACTCCGGATCGACAAGTTCCGGTTCGATCGTCAGAACACTCTTCGGTCGAATGATCTCGTCAAGAATAAAGGTCTTTTCCGTATCCGAAAGAATGTCTGCGTTTCTTGGTTTGATTGACAGAAACGCCTTGCCGTAGATCGGTGGATCGTTGTCCTCACCGCCCCAGACCGTGATCGACTCAAGATTCGAGAAGTTCTCGCGAACGACTGCCTCGAAGTCCTGCGGTACGACCACGCGATTCTGAGATGCAAACGAGAGAGGTGCGTTACGTCGAACCGAGTCAGTCGACTCCTTCTCGTCACCGCCGAGTGCGTTCTGTTTTACCGTCAGACTTACGTTACTGTTACCCTGAATCGGATCAACGAGCGAGAACACCGACGCGCCGTTGGACTCGGCCTTCTTGGTGACAAGATACTCGACTCGAATTAGATTACCGTTTTCCAGAGCACGGCCCAGAACGCCATCACCGAACGAGATCTCAAAAAATCCATCGGGATTTTCTGAGAGGAAATAGACTCGACTGTCCTCGGTGATCGAAGTAAGTTCTTTTGATTCAGAATAGACCGAGAAAGTTGATGAGGTGCGAGAATCATACACCTCGACGCGAAGCGATGATGTATCAACGTCGGACTCAGGAATCACATACTTTTCACTTGACTGAGGATCAAAAATAAACTCAGTCGTTTTAACGGTACCCTGTAGAATTCTTACATTCGTAAAACTTGCGGTTTCTGTGTTATACTCACGATCGGTCACAAAGTTATAACTATCGTTACCGACCTTGGCCTTAAATCGATGACCTCTTGGAATCGTGAGATCCGGTGAACTTGGATTATTGACAGTAATGTCAAGAAGCGCACTTGCCGCACTGGCGGATCTCGGTGTATAACTCAACTGGCGGGCATGTCCAACAACCGATCCGCGAAATTGAGCGGTATCAAGAAACGTCTCGTTGATTCCAAGGTTAGCGTTGACCGCATTGATATGAGTGACATACGCCATCATGTCGATGATAGTTGAGATCGCCGATCCTTCAAAGTCATAGTCCTGAAGCGTATCCTGAGAACGCAGAAAATCCTTGAGATTCTGCCGAATATCATCAAAGTCGACGTCCGATACATTAAGGCGTTTTGTTTCTCTACTCATCTTAATCTCTCAACGACAAAGTTGACACTTGTTGATGTTTCTCTTGGTGAAATGATATCAAACTCCAAAAGTATGTTTAATGAGTTATTGTCTGGACGACCGTCGACTTCGATATTTGTAACTCGTACACGCGGTTCGTAGTTTACAAGCGCGGATCGAATCTCTTCTTCGACAAGAGTCGCTGTAACATTGTCAAAGTTCTCGAAGAGATACGATCGAATGTTCGATCCGAAGTACGGTAGAAACGGTCTCTCGCCCTTATTCGTGGAAAGAATGTTGACGACTGACTGTTTTACCGCTTCCTCGTCTTTCTTCAGAGCGAGTGCGTTCGATACCGGAATAAGACGAAACGAAAAGTCCACGTCCGAGTATACGGTCTCTCTTGCTACAATTCCTAGATCAGCCATACTACTATTTATACACCACTAGTTGGCAAATACGTTCGGTGATCCGGATGTCATCGCACCGGCGTCCGCTGAGTCACCGACACGCCCGACGGGTATTCCCTCGATAAAGACGTTCGGTGATCCGGCGTTCAGATTGGCGACGTGAGGCGCACACGGAGGATCGGGCGGAAACGGATGTGACACCGTCGGTGCGCCGACCACCGCGGCGAGTATACCGTTCACAAAGACCGATCCCTGATTCGCTCCCGCAAGTGTCGTGCTTCCGACACAGCCGTGCCCGGTGCTCAGGGAATCTCCTACTCTTACGACTGCTGGCATAGTACTACTGTCCTATCGCCGCCGTGTTTGCATCACCCGGGCCAGGTTGACCACCGGTGAATCGACCCGCCGCCTCAACAGCCTCGGAGATCGACCGTGTTGGAAATCTTGGAATGATCTCGAAGTCCGAGAGTCCGATCTCCTTGGTGAAGTCGTCCTTCTTTTCGACTTCTGGTGGTTTGTCCGGAACGACCGCGGGTTGAGCGAACTCGAACACCTCCTCGCCGACCTTGACGATGTTTGGTATATCTTCACAGAGATTGAGTGGTGTGTTCAGTGGATCTTCAATGAACTGACGTACGTTCTCGATGATTCTATCGATTGCCGGGCCGGCGGCCTGATATGCAGCGGCGATCGCCAGAAGTTGTGCGATCGTTCCTGCCGGATCTCTTAATGCCTCTTCAGACAAAAGATTCTTCAGATCCTCTTGCAGACGTCGAGTTACAACACCCGGTTGATTTTCGATCGCGTCCTGTAGATTCTCGAGATCGTTCGCGAACTGTTTGACCTGCGAGATCGCGTTCTTACCTGCGGTGACGACCTGACGAATCTGATCCTGTGCGTCGTTGATCTGATTGACAACGCCGGACTCGCCACAGAGAGTATCAAAAATATCTGCCATATCTTCCCTCTATTCCTATGGATTGAGGTTAATGTTCGGGCCACCAACCACGGTGATGTCGCCACCGGCAGTGATGTCGATCGTCGATCCGACCTGCGTATTCTGCAGACCACCAATCGTCTCAATCATGTTCGAGTCTGTGTCGAACTCAATGTTTGCGACTGACTCAAATCTGTGTATACCCTCTGTCGTCACCAACCTCTTGCCCACCGTAAGAAGTGACTCATTACCGGCAATGACACGAGAGGAGTCCGAAAGAATCGTCTGACTGTGATTGCCCTTGATGGATGTGTTGGACGAACCGCCAGTGACGTTTGTCTCGTTTCCGTCGATCAGAACTCTCTGATCACCCGTCACGTGAATCGATCGTTTTTCCAGAACGTTGATGGATTCGTCGACACTGATCTCCTTGACATCGGAACTATTAATCTTAGTCTCACGATTGCCGTCGATGTATGTGAACATCGACCCACCGACCTCGAGAGTGTAATCGCCCTCGACCATGTGGCGCATGTTCCCCTCGACAGTCACATTCAGATCACCCTGAACGAACATGTTGTGATTCTGTAGTGTGATCGAGTAACCTTCTCCGACGATCTTTGTCGTGGTCGTGCCATCGTGCAGAATCTCGTGATACGATCCCGACTGATGCGAGTTCGTGATGCGTGTGTTGTCGGATGTCGAATCAACTTCCTCGAGTTGCCCCGCCTCAAACTCACGAACCGAGTTATACGGATAGTTGGATTCCTGCGAACCGCGAAGATCGGGTTCATCCCATGTTGTGCGTTCATACTCCTCATCAGGAGTCGTTGAAGAAACGGTTGGTACGGCGTACTTCTTGGCCTGTTGAATCTCGGTGACTCGATTGTCTTTTCGTGCCTCGTAGGTCGGATGTTCCTGCCAACGTTCCTCATCGGTCACAAGTGATACTTCTGAATCGCCTTGCCAACGTGGGAAAACACCGAAAGGATCAGAGAATCCGTCATTATAGTTCGGTTCCTCCGACCGAGACGATGTCGGTACCGATCCGAGGACAAGTGGATCTTGCATATTCTGATCAAGAAACATGACAACGACCCATGTACCCTCGACCAACTGTGAGATCGTTGGGCCTGCGGTCGAGACGTTCGGTGGTTGCATCACCGTAGCGAACGGAAGATCGGCGATACGAATGTCTGACTTACGATCTGGTGAGTGTAGTCCCAAAATTCGTACGCGTACACGACCGAGTTTCAGTGGATCGTTGCGATCCTCAACAACGCCAATATGTAAATTCGTTCCAAGCATGATATTAAGTCACCGGTGGTAGAATGGACTTTCGAATAACAGGTTCGGTGTCAAAGTCAGGCGCTCTGCCGCTTTCCTCGAGTTCGGCATCATCACCGATACCGTCACGTATCAATTCGATTGACATCGTATATTGTTCACGTTTGATATAATGATGAATTGCAGAGACGATATACTTACCCGAACTGACCTTGTCACTGATATCTCGATTCTTGTCGTCTGAACTCTTTACTGTCGACTTTGGTCGAATATATGTGACGGGTCGTCCGACAGAGAAGATCTCGTCGTTATCCGCTATATGTATCGAATCCATGTGAATCTTCAGACTGACAAGTGTGGATCGATTCTCGTATGCGTTGAGAATGGACTTGTCGAGTTCCTCTACACCGTTCAGATTAGGCAGCGTGTTATCAAAAGCAAGTGCGTTCTGTGGTATCACGATATTACGTGTCTGATAAAGACGATTCATTCTGCGACCGTCGATCGTAAAGAGATCCGACACATGACTGTTGGCGACCGGTGGCGCATGACGAACAAAGTCGAAGTCAGTTCGTGTGCCGATCTTTTGTGAGTTATCTATCACTGTAGAGAACGATGAGTAAGAACCATTGGACAGATTATCGAGTAAGTCGTACGCCGTGTTGATCTTGTCCTCATAGATCTCTGCGATTCTCAAGCGAATCGGTCGACGGTTTCTTATCCGGATTAGTACTCTTCTTGACCGGTGTTGACGGTTCAAGTGTCAGAATCGGTTCTTCCTCGAGCATATGTCGAAAGGAGTCGAGTCGAGGACGATCTTGATACAGTGTCTCGAAGACGTACATCGGCGAGTCGTCTTCCGCCAATACATTCTGACGAACCATGTCGATGGCCTGCATCGGTTTCAGGTAAGGAAATACAACGTTGTGACTCGTCTTTGCATTGATCAGAATCTCAAGATCATCGTTCAGGTACTCGTCGTATACGCCTTTGATGATCTCCTCGCCACGTCCTGTGTATGCGCGAGAGAAGAGATTCAC